CGACGACTGGCGCGAGGTAGAGGCGTTGGTTCTGGCGCGGCATTTTGTGGCGGTCATCACCGAATGGACGACGCCCGCCGAGCTTGCCGAAATCAGGAAACGGAATAAGACCTACGGCCGCGGGATTTGCGCGACTCACGATTTTTGTGATGCCAACATGGCGATGGCAGAGGCGTTTGAACGCGCCTTCAATCGGCCGTTCCTGCCGGAAGCATGGAACAAGGAACCGACCGACGCCGACGTGACACTGTGGAACGCGGCATGGGACCGCGCCAAGCTTGAGTCGTTGTCCTGAGAGTCGGCTATTAGGCCGCGCCTCACCCGCGCGGCCTAATGGCGGGCACTAGGAACGCCGCGCCCGCGGCACAACAATGCGAGGATACTGCAATGGCTAAACGACCGCTCACCTTCGAAGCCTTCCGCGCGACCCGCCAATGGTGCGAGGACTTGCGCACGACTCCTTATTTCGAATCCTTCGACGACGACATGGCGCGCCAATGGGACAGCGGCGAACGCTTGCGCCCGTCCGGTAATCTGTACCTTGGTTCCCTCTATATCGAAGAGGTGCAGCCGGATTGGCCGAACAATGCGCGCGACCATGGCCGATGGCACTTGCTGATCAGCAATGCCGAATGGATTGACGACGACCTAGAGGCACTTGAGGCGCGCTTGTTCGTCGACCATGCTTATGGCGAATACAGCGCCGACGACGCGGTGAATACGCTGATCAAGGAATACGGCGACTGGACAACGGCGAACGGCCTGCCGGAATTGTCCGCCGACGAACACGACCCCGACGACTTGACCAAAGAGCAAAACGACTGGCTGCGGAACTTCATTTATCGTTGGGACATCGCGACCACCTCGCAGCCAGTCAATCGGCCCGACCTTGAGGCACTCGCCCGCGCGGCCCTGCCCTACACCGATTCCGACTGGGGATCCGAGCGGCAGATCAAGGCGCAGAATGCATTGTTTGACGCCGCCCGCCTCATCCTGACTTCCAAGGAGATGGCCGACCTTGAGGCGTATGCATTGCACGCAACGACCGAGGAAATGATCGCTGAGGTATTGCGCCTCACCGCCTGAGAGTCGGCTAGTGCGCCGCGGGCATCACACCCCGCGGCGCACTGGCGGGCACTAGGAACGGCCGAACCCGCGGCCGACAACATGCGAGGAACGAACCTATGACGACACTGTCAGACGCCGCGCGCGCCGCGCTAGCGGCCTGCTACGCGACCCGCGGCAAGCACCGCGGGCAATTGCTGGCGCGCGCGCCCGCCTCTCAGACGCTGGCCTATGCCGCTTGGCAGGGTGCCATGCTTGCGTGCAATCCGTTCAAAGCTTCGATTGCAGGCCTGATCTTTATGACGGCCGAACAACGCGCGATCGCCGACGAGGTGACCGCATTCTTTGAGGCGATGCCGCGCGCGGAGCGGATCGCGGCCGAACGCAACCGCGCCGCACTGGAAGCTTGGGGAGTCTGGTAGCTCCGCGCGCGACCGCGCGGCCGGATCCGCGCGGCCTAGGATAACCATCACCCAATGGGCGCGCCGCGCCTGTTGGGGCCTGGCACCACTGCGCCCTGGCGCAGCTGCCGGCGCGCGCCCGGAAAGCACCAGCGCGTGAATACAAACCCAATGGGGCGGGCGATCCCGCACGCCCCGCAACATGCGAGGACTTGCTATGTCATGGATGCCCGAGGTTATCGCGGACTCGTCCGGTCAATGGGCGGGCAACGGCCTGAGATTCGCTAACCGCGCCGAGGCCGAGGCCTATGCGCTGGACCTGTCACTGCGCTGGACCGCGGTGCGGGAAACGCGCGCGACCGAAAGCCCGGATCCGGTCACCCATCGATGGACCGGACACGGGGCCGAGGCCGTGGCCTGATCTTTCCCACCCAATGGGCGGCGCAATACCGCGCCGCCCGCAACATGCGAGGAATGAGATGATCGACATTCACCAGATCTGCAGCAAATGGGCGTTGCGCCTGCGCCGCGTCGGCCTGCGATTCGACGTGGCCAAAAACGTGGCCGACTACGGCGTGCCGTTCGACGACTGGACCGAGGAGTATGACGCCGACATGGCGGCGATGCGCCTCGAGGCGGCCGCGGATCCCGCCGTCAATCTCGAGGAGTGTGCCGCGATGGCGCGCGCCGATTACGGTGTCGACTGACTGACGCCACCCAATGGGGCGGCGGCGACCCTGCCGCCCCGCGTTGACAACGTCACCTTAAGAGACTATGTAACCAGCACCGGCCTTGGCGGCCGACAACATGCGAGGACACCATGACCGACACCACTAAAGATGTGCTGTGCGCGCACTGCGGCAGCCCCGACGTTTTTAGGACGGTTCCCCAGACCTGGAGCATCGACGCCCAGACTTGGTTAAACACCAACGATTACGAAAACTACCGCTGCAACGACTGTGGCTGGACCGAGGTCACTGCGGCCGATGAGGCTGAGTCGGCGATCATCTTGGGCCAGCGTCACGACGCGATCGTGGCCGGTTACGACCCGGAGACGGACCAGAGCCTGCAGGAATTCATTGGCCTGCAGGCGTTCCGGTCGACCCGGCGCGAGGTGTCGCTGGAACACTACAAACCCAATGTCCTCAAGGTTTACCGCTATTCGCACGCCGCGGATAAGCCGCCGGTCGACATCATCCAGCTACCGGATGGGTTTCACTACATCTTCATGGCACCAGAAGACGAGGTGGCCATGACATTGGAGCAGGCCGAGGCCCTGCTTTACATCCACATCCGCGAAAACGAGGCCCTGCGCTGATTGTCGGCTTCTGGCCCTGCCACGGCGGGGCCAGAGGCGGGCAATGGTGCCCCTATGCGAGGAGACGACCATGAACACGACCAAGGAATACGGGATCTGGTGCCAAGTCAGCGGCGGCGTCACCGGCCACCGGCAGGCATGGCTCAAAGCCAATGGCAAGGTCCAGACCTTTGCCACGCTGGCCGAGGCCGAGGCCGAGGCCGAGCGGCTCACCGGGCTGCGCCGCTACGACTCCCAGTCCGCCACACGCTACCACTACGCCCCGGTGCTGCTGTTCCCGTGGCTGCATCAGGAGGGCTGACCCATGGCCTTCTTTGCCTGCCAACCGAACAAGGTATCGCCCCCGACGCATATCTGGTTTTGCGTCGAAACCCCGGCCGCCTTCCGCGAATACAAATTGCCGGCGAACAACGCCACCTGGACGCGCGCCGACCGGCGCAAGTTCAGGGAGCTTCAGCGGCTGGCCGAGGATCACGGCACCTACATCCAGCGCAATGGATACCGCCGGGGCTAGGCCACCCAATGGGCGCCAAACAAGCGGGCCGCAGGGCGTTGGCACACCCTGCGGCCCTTATTGCTCACGGCGTCAGGGGCCATGCGAGGGCAACCCCGAGCCAGCGAACAACTCACAGGATGATAACCAACATGGGCGCAAAACAAAACAGCGGCGCGATGACGGCGCGCCAGTACTGCGAGGCAGTGATGCTGCTGGGCTGGACCGTCTATTCCGCGCGCGAACACCTCGGCATCAGCCGCGCGCAGTCGCACCGCTATGGCAGCGGGGCCAAGCCGGTGCCCGAGACGGTGGCTAGGTTGCTGCGGGCAATGCTGCGGCTGCAGCAAGCCGGGCTATCCTACGACGACGTCTAGCCTCGCGCGCGGCCTTGCGGGCCATCCGTTTCTTGCGATCGATCGGCCGCTCGCCCCAGCGAATCCGCGCCGCCTGGCGCGCCCGGCGCACCCGCCAGTCGGGATCGGCCATGCTACGCCCGGTAGCATGGACGGCCTTGCGCCGTTGCTCGCCCTGCGGCTTGAGCGAGTCGAGCGGCTCGACCTCGACCACGGCGACACCCAAGCCCAGTGTCTGCAGCACAGCGGTAAACGCGATCGGGCCGAGATTCCGCGGCGGGTGTGGCCCGAACAATTTGCCGAGGTAGCCATCGGACAGGCCGGTGCGGCCATCGACCGTCTTGTGGCTCCAGCCCAGCGCATCCTTGCGCGCGCGCAGCGCCGCGATCAGCGCCGGGTAATCTCGCACAATGGTGGCCTGGGGCAGATCGGACATGGGATGACGGCGGGTCCAGCATCATCGCGCACGGCCCGCATAACTAACCCAGCCCGATCGATTCGGACAAGACGACATGGAAAGGCCTATCGCCTCACGACGCGATCACCAGCACCAGCAGCCCGAACACGATCAGCGTGGCGACGAGGCGCACCAGCATATGATCCATCAGCCAAACAGCGGCAGGCCGTGCAGCGATCGCTGCTTGGCGCGCGCAGCTGCTGGCATTTTGTCGGGCGTTAATTGCAGCGCGAGATAGCCCCGCTCGCGCGTGACGCCAACCTCGACGAAGCCGACCTGCTTGAACGTCCAGCCCCATGTCTCGCGGCCCCGCACCATGATCGGCCGCACCTCGCGGCGATTGATGAAGGTCACCATGCCCTGCGGCGGCGGCTCACCGAAATGCGCGCGCGTGGCGGCGACCGCATCGCGGATCAGCTCGGACGCAACGCCGGCACCCTCTGACCTGAACGCCGAGCATATCCATGCGCCAGGCCATGCGTGCTGGACGTGTTGCTGCCACGACGTCACCCAATAGGCGCGCGCGCAGTCCGTCAGCAGGACGAGGCACCGGCCCGGCGGCACGAATTGCTGGGTGCCGATTTTCTCCCGATTGTAGTGGCGGTCAGCCAGATCGCGGGCAACCGGATCGGCCCGCATGGAGAGGCACCACTGCATCACGCCCCCGAAAAGGTCACGACTCTGCCCACCAAAGGTCACGCCTCCGGCTCGGCGTCCCACGGCTTACCGCCAAGCTCGGCCAGCTCGGCCAAGGTCTGCCGACTCTTGGCGGCGATCGCCCCGACCCTGTCGGCCAGTTCCTGCTCGCGCGGGGACATTCCCCCGAACAACTTGCGATCGGCCGCAGCCTTGTCGCGCAGCATCTGCGCCAGATCCGCCAACCCCTTGCCCACCCGCTCCCGCTCGCCGGGCGATAGCGGCGCCTCGAGCCGACCGCGCAGCACGTCGTGAATCCCCGCCGTCTCGGTCCGGTGGGCCTGGATGTACCGCTCGACCACGGGGACCATCTGCGCGGTCGTCGGAGCGAACGCCCGCTGCCAGCCGGGGCATTCGTCCTCACCCACGGCACCCTGCGCGAAGCGATTGCAGGCGAGGCGCACAGCCCAAGCCGGGTAACCGGCGAGGACCGTGATGTACTGCGCCACGACCATCTGGGCCTCGGCCACACCAGCGCGCGAGGATCCAAACCCGTTGAGCATCTCGAGGAGGGCCATCTTGAGGTCGCCCGCCGAGGCCGGTGCAAGGGCTGCACCGAGGGCGTTCAGCCGCTGGCGCAGGAGCCGTGCCTCGTCGGGCGTCGGCTGCTCGCGCAGCAGTGGGGTGCCGTCACGGTCCCGCTCGCCGAGCAGGCAGCGGACGACGATCGCGGCCACGCTACCGTCGTGGCGCAGGATCGCAGCCGGGAGGGAAAATCTCGGGTTCTGCAGGGCGGTGGTCATCGGGTTTCTCGCATGGTTGGTCGAACAATTGGCGTTCGTCATAGGCCTCGCGCAGCAGGGCCGCGAAGCCGTTCCGCACCGGCGGGCCGCGGCTCATCGGCGCCGCAGGTTCGTCGGCCCAGCGGCCTTGGTTGAGCCAGGTGGCCGGATTGCACCATGGCCGGTCGTCGGTCTTGGCGGCGTAGCGAAGCAGGCCACCGAGCAGATCAGGCCACGGGACGTCGCCGCGCTTGCGGACCCTGTCGAGCGAGGCCATGGCGGCCTGCTTGCCGACGCGGTTTGGGTAATTTTTCCAAAAAATTCCCCGGCAGTCTTGGGGCCAGTCGTTTTCCGCTGGCTCGCGCGCGCGCGCGTGTTTTTCTTCAAACGGGGAATGGGAAGGGGAAGGGGAAGGGGTTGTTACTAGGGGGGTTATAGGGGGGGAAGAAGAAGGGGAGGGGGAAGGGGAAACCCTGTCCGCGTTGTCTGCGGATGTCTGCGGATTTCCGCGGACAGCACGCTTGCGATCGCGATCGGCAGCTCGGCGCCGCTCGGCCGCGGCATCAACGGGACTGGCAGTGGCGACAACGCCCGCGGCGAAGGCCTCGGCGACCACGGTGGCAGCAACGTCCGGCGGCGTACCGGCAGCGATCAGGCGGGCGACCAAGTCAGCGATCATTCAACCCTCCCAGTTCCGGTAGCTGAGATGCGCGTGGTAGTCGCAGTACGGATAGCCGGGCACGATCACGTCGCCGCAGCAGAGAAGCTCGTCGGAGTTGATCACCCACTTGCACATGCCGGGGCGCAGCTCGAGGAGATGGCAGGCGCACGGGAGCGGATCCTCGGGCGGCAGATCCTTGAACATGGGTGGCGACACCTCACCCATAGTTAACCAGGCTGCGTGCTGCCGCTTGCGCTTCGCCATGACGACCTCCTTCGATGGAGGAACCGGTTTCCGGGGCGTAGTCAGGCCGAGCCGGTGGCTCTTGCCGATCACCGCGTTGCGGCTGACGCCGTGCCCAAGCTCGCGCGCGATCTGCGAGGCGGACAACGTACCCCATAGCGCCTTGAGCTGGGCCACCCGCGGCTCGGTCCAGCCCTGGATCTGAAAGTTGTTCCGGTCGAGGTCGTTCATTCGGCGCCTCGTTTCTGATTAGCGCCCGAAACTCCTGCTCGCGGGGGATCATGTCCCGAAAGAAGTAGTGCGCGGCAGCGAGGATCCGGCGGTGTTCGTGGTAGTTGGCGAGGTAGCGCAGCGTGACCTCGACCGGCAGCCCGATCTGGGCGGCGACGACCTCGGCGCGCAGGGCATTGCGGCAGGCGACCTGGGCCTCGAGCCACAGTGCGAAGGTGCCGGCAGAGGGATCGTTGAGGGCCAAGCTTATCTCGACCGCTATCTCAGCAAAATTAGGGTTATCCCCCGGTTCACCCATTGGTTTTCCCCCGCAGTAATCCGTGGCGTTTGTCGGGTGCCCGCCTGTAAAGCCGACGGCCCATCGGGTCATCTTCGCGGGTCACGCGGCCTTCTCGCATCAGTTGCCACAGCGCCATGTGCGTGGTCCCCGGTGCCCACATCCGATATTCCTTGAATATCTCCGCAGGTGTCAGGCCCGGTTCGTCATGCGGCGGCAGCAGCGCCAGCACGGCGTCAAGTATGGCGTGTACTGGCATCACCCGGCCCTCCCCTTGAGCAGGCCGTTGCCCTCGAGCCAGTGGATGGCGTCGTCGAGGCCGTAGGCCACGCCACAAATCGCGCCGCATGCCTCGAGCCGCGCGAGGACGGCGAACTGCTCGTCGGAGGGGATGTCCTTTGGCGTGCGCTTCAGCTCCAGGCAGTAGAATTGCCCGAACCTAGCGCGCGCCTCTGGCGAGGCATTCCATTCCAGCAGCTTGCAGACGACGATGTCCGGCACCCCGGACACCACGCCGAGGCCCGCGTTGATGCCGCGCGCCCTCCCCCTTTGATGCACGCCCCCATTTTTCGGATGAAAGGCGAACACGCCCGGCGCACCGCGGGTGCGGAGATGCTTGAAGACCGCCTTCTGCACCTCATTCTCGGTCAGCGGCGGCGGCGCCGGGGGCTTCTTGGGCTTGGCCATGATCACCCCGCAGCCATGATTGAAAATTCAAGTTGCTGCGTCTCCGGCCGCGCCCAAGCGGGCCATGACCTGTCGCCATTGGCCCGGAACACCGCGCGAGCAAAGCCCCGCGGGGCCATACTGCGGACATCGCCGCGGTCGTCGGCCGGTGTGGCCTTGTGGATGCGATCGTCGGCCCAGCCGAGGTGCGGCGCCGGGCACGGGGCAGGCATCACGAAGCCATTGCCCGCCCAGATACAGGTCTTCTTGGTGTAGTTGTCGTCCGCGCAGAGGCCAGCGTATTGCCAGGGGTGGAAGTAGTAATCGGGCGGCCCGATATGCGGGATGCTGGAGAGGACACCCACCGGGTTTTCCTGCAGCCACGGTGCGCCGGACCAGCTTCCTATCTGCTGCCCGGCCTCGAACAGGGCGAGGGCATCACGCAGCAGGGAGCCGCCCTTGATGGCGAAGTCCCGCGCGCCGCAGCCAGCGACATCCGTGCAGGGCGTCTGGATGATTACGAAGGCGATCGGCAGCGACGTGGGCTTCTTGAACGAGCGGATATCGCCCCAGACGTAGTTGATGACGCCGGTGCCGACCCGCTCCTGTCGAGGAACCCGGATGCTGTGCTGGATATCGACGCACCAGCATTCGTAGCCAGCCTCTGCCCACGGCTCGACCATATGCCCGGTCAGGTCACAGAGGCTGATGACAGCGCCCTGCATCACTGGTCCTCGCCGCCGGTGAGGAACGGCGGATCCGCAGTGCGCGACCGCTCGATCGCCTCCTCGATGGGGGTCATGCCGAGGGCCTGACGGTACCGCTCGACCGTGGCCTCATGCCTCGCCCGCTCCTCGGGATCCTCCCGGCGCAGACGCAGGATGGCGCGCAGGGCCTTGATGTCGAACCCGTGCAGATCGCGGGCCTCGGCATAGACGCCGCGCAGATCCTCGCCGAGGTTGCCCCGCTCCTCCTGCAGCCGCTCGATCCGCTCGATGAAGCTCCGCAGCAGCGCAGCCCAATTGTCGCCGACGGCCATGGCGTGTCCTCCCCGTTAACCATTCCACGCAGAACACTACCAACCATCGGGCCGGACAAGCCCGACTCAGATACCCTGTGCAGAACGTGAGGCGCGGCGGCGCGGGACCACCTTGAACCGCTTGTGCCACTCGACGCGCCAGCGGCGCATGTAGGCAGAGTGGCAGGCGCGGCAGTACCGCTGACCCTTGCGGTCGTTCCGCTTGCCGCAGGCCGAGCAGGGGGTCATGCCGGCTCCCGCTTCCTGGGCCTGCGCGGCGCCTTGATTTCTTCCATGACCATCTCGATCAGCAGGCGCATCGGGCCGCTGTCGGGCGCGCCGTTCAATTCCCAGCGGGCGATCGTCGATTGAACGACGCCGAACCGCTGGGCAAACTCGCCCTGACTTTCCCCGAGGGCGTGGCGCATGCGCTGGATGTCGAGCGAGAGGGGAACGTCCATGCCGAAGCCTATGTTCGCTACGTGAGGACCGTCAAGGTTGTCCTCAGATTTTTAACTAAAAAATTTCCGGCGGATTGACAACCCTAATGCGCAGCGCATTATGCAGCCTTCGTCTTGGGGAGATACAAATGATTGACTGGAACCGACCGCTGCGCACCCGCTCGGGTAACCCTGCGGTGCTGATGGGCAAGCTGCCCGACCCGCATGACGGCCTGCCGATGGTGGTCCGCATCTACATGGACAGCCGCTGGGAGGTCGACACCTACACCGTGGAAGGGGTGTTCAACCCCTACAGTGGGGACGACGAACTCCGCTCGCTCGACCTGGTGAACGTCCCCGAACTGGCCATGGCACAGCCATGAACCGCTTCATCGTTGACCTCGTCCTCGACGCCGTCGTGGTTGCCCTGTTCACCGGCACCGTCATCCTCTGGACGACCATCATCGGAGGGCTGATCCATGGCTGACAGCCTCGGCATTGAAGTCCCGACGAGCAAGTGCCCGTCCTGCGATGCGCCGCTGGACGGGGCGACGGATGCCTACGGCGAGGAGACGCCGTCGCCGGGCGACATCTCGATCTGCCTCTACTGCGGGCACCTCATGGCGTTCGCGGATGACATGACGACGCGCGACCTCACCGACGCCGAGGCGCACGCGGTCGCCGGCGACAAGCGGATCCTGCTGATCCAGGAAATGCGGGTCCAGTTCCTGAAGGAGAAGGGGGATGGCTGACATCCTGTACTTTCCGCCCAAGCCCCCGGAGCCGCCGTCGCCCATGAGCCTCGACCTCGGCGCCGAGGGGCTGCACGGCGCCGCCGCGATCCTCGCGAGCCTCGCGGCCAAGCTCATGGTCTGTCCCAAGGACAGGGCCACACGCCTCGCCGTCATCGAGGATGCCGAGCGGCGACTGAAGCTCGTCCAGCTCTGCCTCGACCTGACGCTGATCGCGGAGTCGCGCCGATGACCCGCTTCACCGACGAGGAGAAGAAGAAGGCAGCCGAGCGGGAAGCGACGATGCGGCGCCGCGTCTACCCAGGCTGGGTCGCCGTGGGCCGCATGACGCAGGCCGAGGCCGATCGGCAGATCGCGCTGATGGACGAGATAGCCAGAGACTACCGCGCGCGATCGGAGCTACCGCTATGAAACGCACACCGCTCGACGACCACGCGCGCCGGCAGGCGCTGCACTCGCCGCGCATCCTCGCCGCGCTGTCGCGCCTGCGCACCGAGCAGATCGAGTTCACCGAGATATCGCCGGGCCAGTATCTCGTCGCGGGCCGGTTCGAGTACTGGCCGGCCGCGGGCAACTGGCATCAGACCGGCGGCGGGCAGACCGGCGGCGAGGTGGCCTCGCTGATCGCAGCAGTGCGGGCGCTGCCATGACCGAGCAGGACATCGAGCAGACCGAGCAGGATCCCGGCCCGTGGTGGGAAGCCGCGCCGCCTGCAGCCAACATGGCCAACCTCGTCCATGGGCTGGAGTGGATCAGCGAAATCATCCGCGAAATCGACGGCGGCGATCCGCGCACCAAGACCGGATGGAAGAGCGAGGAGATGCTGATGCTCTGGCTCGACGTCCTCGACATCCTCGACAAGGCAAAGGGGCGGACATGACCGGGATAATCGCCACCAAAAAATACAGCGGCAAGGACATCGAGCCGATCATCAAAGGCGATGTCGAGCTGCCGAACTTTGAGCGGATGAACATCGACCTGGTGGTCAGGAACATCGCCGCGGTTGGCCACTCACTGGAGCCGCACTGGGGCTATTCAAAGCACAACGGCCGCAAGGCTTGGACGCAATACTTCTTGTCGAACGACGGCAGTGGCTACGTCCTGATCTGGCACAACGTCGCGCCGATCACCGGCCGCTTCTGGATGTGCAAGCATGAGCCGGTCGACGATCCCGGCGCCAATCATTCACGCGGCTGGCACCCGGCTCACTGCCGCCTCTGCGGCCTCGACATGACGACCGACTCAGGAGACTGACAATGAAAACGCGGCACGCCGCCACCTTACTTGCGCTGATCATCACACTAATGCCCGCGCCGACCGCGGCGCAGACCTATGGCCCCAGCGGCATGTCCACGTTCGAGCAATATATGGAAAACAATCGGCGGACTATCGATCAGCTTAATTCCGATCTTAGAGCAAGCGCCCGCCAAGCAATCGAGGACGAGAGGCTCCGTGATCTGGAATCTCGCCTCGAGACAATCGAGCGGCGTGAGCTGTGTCGCGTTGGCACCGGGGCGCGCACGCGCCCATGTTTTTGAAAGGATCGCAGCAATGCCGCGGGAAAGTCAAACCTATCTCGGCGACGGCGCCTACGCCGAGTTCGAACACGGCAGTCGACTTATCATCTACACCAGCAACGGCATCAGCCGCACCAACGAGGTCGTGCTTGAACGCCCGGAATGGCTCCGGCTGCAGCAGTTCGCTGCGGCTCATTTTAAGGAGGCCGGTGCCGGTGCCAAATCCTGACGGTACGCGCACGCGCAACGAGATTCGGTCGGCGCTTATCAAACGCTGGATGGAGAAATGGGAGTCCGGCATGGACAAGCACGATGCGCTGACCGAGGCGAGCCTGGAAATGCGGAACGAGATTCAAACCGAGGGCGCGGTGAAGATGGCCGAGGTGCTGCGGGCGCTCGGGATCAAGGAGCATTGATGGTCGTCTATCGCATTCAGGACGAGGAAGGGCGCGGCCCGTTCCGGCCGGGGTTTTCGAGTAGCTGGCTCGATGAGGTGCTTGCGCCTGGCCAGGCGGACCTTGCGCCATGGATGGAGGAGTTCGGGAACGATGCGATCGACCGGCTGGCGCGGCCGGGCGAACGCTATTTCGGCTCGGCAGTGCGGCGGGTGGAGCACCTTGGTAAGTGGTTCAGCCCCACCGAATCCTTGCGCCTCGCGGGCTTTGGCTATCGCATTGCCCGTATCTCGCACGCGCGAATCCTGGCGGAAAGCCCCAACCAGCTTTTGATCGGTAGCCGGTTCAGCTTCCGGCAATGCGTGTTTGTGCCTTGGCCGGCGTGGGCGTTGGTATGACCAACGCCTGCACGACGATCGGTCCTTGGCTCGGCCCGCTGTTCTATGTCGCCGCCGGGTTTGCATTCGGGGCCGCAGTGTTCTGGCGCAGGAGGCGCGCATGACCGAGCGGCCTGAGTTCAGCGTCTATCAATTCTTCCCCGACGACAGCTATGAGCGGGTGCGCTCGTTCGTCTGCGGCGAGGACGCGGTAGATGTGGCAATGCGGCTGACCAGGAGCCTAGGCGCGCGGATCGGCACGACGCGGCGCGTCATCATCACGGACGGCGACGACTTCTGCTGTTTTGAATGGAAGTACGGCGAGGGCATTACGTTTCCAACACCGGAGGAACGGCATGGCAGAACATAAGGGCGGCTTGGGCGATGCGCCGATCGAGCCGGAATACATCGACGCCATGAACTCGGTCGCGCACGCGGTCGATACGATCTTCAACGGCACCGCGCGCGGCAAGGACAAGAAAACCGGTTTCGTCCTGATGGTCTTTCCGTTTGGCGACCACGGCGGGCGCTGCAACTACATTTCCAACGGTGCGGACCGCAAGGACATCGTGGTGCTGATGAAAGAGATGATCGCCCGGTTTGAGGGCCAGCCTGAAATGAAGGGGCGCGCGTGATGCAGTTGAACAAGCCCGGCCTCTACACCGGCATCGCACCGGCTGATTACTTCGCGGATCCGGCGCCGCAGCCGAGCCTCACGCAGAGTCTCGCGAAGATCATCCTCGATCGCTCGCCGCTGCATGCATGGTACGCGCATCCGCGATTGAATCCCGACTTCGTCGACGACGACGCGACCAAGTATGACGTCGGCAACATCGCGCACGCGCTGCTGATCGGCCGCGGCAAGACCATCGAGGTGCTGGAAGGCTTCGACGACTGGCGCAAGAAAGAGGCGCAGGAATTGCGCAAGGAAGCCGCAGCTGCAGGCCGACTCGCCGTCCTCCCAAAGCACTTTGCCAAGGCCGACCGCATGGTCAGCTCGGCGCGCACCCAGCTCGCGCAGCGCGGCCTCGAGGATCTGTTCACCGAGGGCCACGGCGAGGTGGTCCTGCTCTGGCAGGAGGATCACATCTGGCTGCGGCAGATGATCGACTGGCTGACGCCGGACCGGATGACGTTCTGCGATTTCAAAACCACCGAGCAGTCCGCCTCGCCGGTCAAGCTCGACGCGAAAATGTGGAACGACGGCTGGCACATCCAGGCTGCGATGGCGGAACGCGGCCTCGATGCGATGGACCCAACGAGCCACGGCCGCCGCGACTATCTCTTCGTGGTGCAGGAAGCCGCGCCGCCTTACCTGCTGACGGTCGCGCGCATCTGCGAGGCACCGCTGACGATCGCGCGCAAGCAATTGCAATGGGCGGTCGATCGCTGGACCGAATGTCAGGCGAACAACGTCTACCCCGGCTATCCGCTGGAGACTGTCGAGCCTGCGATGCCCGGCTGGGCCGAGCAGCAATGGCTGTCGCGGGAGATTGACGAGGAAGACGCGCGGCGGCGCGGGACGCCGTCAGACATCCTCATGGGGGGCTGACGGGGCCGACCCGGTACAGGTCAGGCCGCAGCCGCTCGCGGGCAATGCCGGTGATGTTTTCAATGTCGACGATGCGATCGGCCGGCACCTTATCCCACTGCAGGATCGACTGGTGGGTGATGCCGAGCAGCCGCGCCAAGGCCCGCAGACCCCCCGCCGCATCGACCGCTGCTTTTAGTCCTTCGTCCATGGGTGGTAGT